GCTTTGTATTCTGTTTCAGGCATACCTACAGTGTCTAATAGTAAACTATAAGCATGTTGATGTATAGATTCCATATTAGCAAAGGCTGTCATCATCATACGAGCTTCAGGTTTTTTAAATATACGCATGTACTTATCAATGTAGCCTGAACCTACATCAACGTCTGACTGTGTAAACAATCTAAATATTTGAGTAAGTAGATTGCGTTCGCTATTACTTAGGTCTTGCCAATCTTTAACATCATTATGTAAAGGCACATCTTCTGGAAACCAGTGCATTTGATTTTGTTGTGTATAGTAATCAAACATCCAAGGGTTATCAAAAGGTTTGTAGTAATCTCTTGTGCTTAATAAACTCACGTTATACTCCTTCTTCTAAAATTTTTAATTTACCTTTAGCTTCTGCAATCTTACCAACTAATTCATCCATTGATGCAATCATGTCAGGATGATCTGCTACTCCAACTGGTGTATTTATGTAAGTTAATAAGTTTGCTTTGGCAGTTTCTATATCTGCTTCGTATTTTTTATACAAAGCATTTAAATAAATATCGTTTTTAATAAACTCTTTCATAATCTATACAACAGCACAATTTATAGCATCATATATTTTGTCTAATATAACAATTACCGCTATCAATTCTACAGCTACAACACCTAACACCCAACTACATAATTCATCGTTCATATTGACTCCTTTAAAAAAATAATAATTTACAATTACCTGCTATAATAAAACAACAGGTAGTTATGTGTAGCAGCACCCAACCTGTACGGATGTACGCTACTTTGTCGGCACGTTTCTTGTCTTTAAAAGCCTTCGTACCTAAAGCTTTACACCAAATATCCCACCAGTACCAGCTACCCTTCACAAGCGATACACTCTACATCTTCTAGATTGATTCGCGGTATTTTAATGTTGACATTCTCAGCGTTACGTGCAGCATCAGATCGTAGATAGTACAGCGACTTGAGATTTTTTGCGCCATACCAGTGTACGTCATTTACATACTGAAGAAAATCATCGTGTATGTCTTGCGCTTCCGTAGCTTTTGGAGGAGCGAAAAATAAATTAACGCTCTGGCTTTGGCAAATGTATTGTTGTCTCTGGTGTGCGTGTTCAACTACCCATATCTGGTTTATCTCTGGTGCAGTTTTAAATATTTCTTTTTCTTCATTTGTTAAAAAATCCAGGTGTTGTACTGATCCTCCATGAGCAGAGATATCTTTCCAAACCTCTGGAGTATTTTGTTTTTTAGACTTCAGAAGTTTTTCTAGATATTTGTTCTGTACTTTATACGAACCTGTTAGAGTTTTGTGAGTATAGACGTTAGCCCTCGTAGGCTCAATACTAGGAGATGTCCCATTACAAATAATGGAAGAAGAAGCATTAGGAGCAACAGCGAGAAGATGAGCGTTACGCAATCCACTACCAACCATATCAGGCGCTTCGCCCCGACTCTCAGCGAGTTTTGTACTCGCTTTAACAGCCCTATTTTTAATGTGTTTAAATACTCTATGGTTTGTTGAAGTCGCGTACAAGCCTTCAAATGGTTCTCCTTTACTTTGGAGATAACTATGAAACCCCATTGCTCCAAGGCCGATGCTCCTTTCTCGATAAGCTGAATAAGCTGATTTTTTATATCCATTCTTTCCCTCCTTAATATAATTTTTAAAGCGGTCTGCGTTAGCGCGGTAAGTTCCTAGTTCGTTTGTATCTACTGCGCTATCAATAAAATGTTCAATGACGTTATCCAACATGGTTACAAGGTCTTCAATAAAGTTATCACAAGTTTCCCAAGCGTCAAACTTTTCTAGGTTGACACTGGATAAACAACAGACTGCGGTACGTTCTTCGTCAGTCGGTAAAGTTATTTCAGAACACAGATTACTTTGGCGTACCTGTAGTCCCAAGTCTTTTTGTTGTTGTGGTAATGCTTCGTTGCAGTTGTCTAGATTAACAATATAAGGCTCACCAGTTTCAGATCGTGTGTGTAGTATTTGCCACCATAAATCTCTTGCGCTTACACTTTTAACTGCCTCTTTACTTTTGGGGTCAATCAATCTCCAGTCTTTATCTTCTTTAACTGCTTCTAAAAATTCATTTGTAATGTTAACTCCATTATGTAAATTTAAACACTTACGGTTTAAGTCACCTCCTGTCGTTTTACGCATTGCAATAAACTCTTCTACTTCAGGGTGGCTAATATCCATGTATGCAGCGTAGCTTCCTCTGCGTGTTACACCTTGATTAAAAGCAAGCATTTGCGAATCTACAACGTGCATGAAAGGGATAGAACCAGTAGATTTACTACCGTTAGAAGTGCCAGTACCGTTGCTGCGAACATCACCCCAATATCCACCGACACCTCCACCTGCGCTCGCAAGCCAAATATTTTCATCGTAGTGATCAGATAAACCAAACCTTGAATCAGGAACATAATTAAGAAAGCAACTAATGGGAAGACCGCGAGTGGTTCCCCCGTTACTAAGTATAGGGGTGCTAAACATAAACCAGCATAGACTTGCGTAGTTATAAAGTCGTTGTGCAAGATCATAATCAGTTTGTTTTTTGTACGTTGCGCCAAAGACAGCAGCCCTAGCAAAAGCTTGTTGTGCATAAGTTTCATTCTCCCAAAAGTATCTGTTTTGTAATGTGTTAATTGAAAATTCACTTAGTTCTTTTTCGCGGTCTAAGTCTATCTGAATCCCAAGATATTCCTGTGTCTTCAAAGTCATCTTCATATTTCCTTTTCTTTGATTTAGTTTTTTGTTTGTGTTTGGCTTGTTGGTTGCGGTTAAATTTAGCAGTCCGTTCCGCTTTGCGATCCATCACTTGTAGTTACCTCCGACTCTCTATGTATTTCTAATAGTTTATCTTCGTACCATTTAGCTTTCATTAAGTCTTGCGTAGGAGTATCTTTGTATTTAAATCTCCATCTATATTTAAAAGAATTACCTCGCAAGAAACCTACGAACTCCTCTTTCGTAAGCATAGCTTTCATTGCGTCAATACATTCTATGTCTCCTTCGTTATAATGTTTCGGGTTATTTACAAGCTCCTCTCGTATCTCGTATGAAGATTTATTAGCATCTCCACTATAGTAATTAAAGTAATCTTTAAATTTATTAGCTGGCATATTTGTCCTCCAATTCTTGTAGCTCTTGTTGACGTACATTAAATTCATCTGTTTCTCTAGACGCAGAGTCTACCCATTCATCAGGTAAAGTATCTTCTGTGTACCAACGAAATCCATTAGCAGTTGCCCATTCACCATGCGTTCTTTTAGTTCCGTCCTTTCTTATTTTAGCTCCAGGCATAGGGGCTGCTGCATTAGCAAATAGAAAAACTAACTCTACATTAATAGGTAAATGTTTTTTTACCCAGATATATTTAGAATATTCTGCGTGATCCCAAAACCTACCCTTAGATTCTAACAGAATTAGCGTTCCTTGTAAAGCCCTTGTGAAGTCTGGTTGGTAAGTATGTTCTACAACATAGGTTACTTTTTCTGCGTGGTGTTCCCAATCCTTAAGTAAAGTATCATGTAGTATATATTCCCAAACACTATCATACCCTTTTATTTTTTCTTTGCGTGGGCGTTTAACTCTAGGTTTTCGTTTCATAAAATTGCAGAACCTTTTGAAAGATTTACTTTTGATAAGTTTTCTAAATCTTTCATACTTATATTATCTATTGTATAACCTTTTCGTAAAAGTTTTTTAATACTTTGTTTAGTCCATCTATGTGTATACATACTAAGATACCAAGTTTTTTTAAGTTGTAAATAATCATGTTTAGGTAATAAATCTTTTATATTATTTTCTGTAACTTGTTCTCGCTCATCTTCGTTAACAACGCTACGAACCCATTCAATTAATAATTCATTAACTTTTTCTTTTAATTTCTTAGCTTTCATAATGTATTTCTTCTACCTTTGGTAATGATACTACCTTTGTCATATACTCTAAACCTTTTGCATATTTAAATACTCGTAAACCTTCACCGTCATTAGTGTCTGCATTACAAATAAATTTGTGGCTACAATAAACACAACCCATTGGAAGTTTCATGTTGCCTTTTGACCCAGACTTAATAGGTTTGTAACATTTGTCGGGCGGTGCATCTCCTTTAAGTGCGTTTTCAATATTAGATATTAAAGTGTTTACATTTGGTTTGTCCAAGTCTTCTGGTTGATAGAGAGTAAGCTCGCCAGATTCTTTATTTAATGCCAGGAATCCTCCATTATCTGTGCCCTCTGCTCTTTCATAACCTGCAAGCTGACTAACATAACCAAACGGATCATCTTCTGCAAGTGTTTTATTCTTAAATTTTTTAAACCCAAAGCCTGATGCAGTTTTAATATCTATAACTTCACCGTCAATCTTACAATCCATATGTCCTAACACACCATCTACTAATACTTCTTTCTGTTCATCAGTTACAGAGTGTCCTGAAAGTTTAGTTAGAAATATTAACAGGTCTTCCATAATATGCCCGTACAAAAACTTAATCTGAGTAGACGCATGATGTTTTATTTCTTGTGTATCTTTCTGGCTGTAGTATAACTGTCGAGCAGGTCTACCTATGTTAGACATTCTTAACATAAACTTATTATGGTGCTGAGGCGTAGACCACGTTTTAATTGTACGTGCAATTTTTTGTCCAAGCTCATCTAAAAGTTTGTCAGGAACTTCTTTATCGCCACCTGTAATGTCTGTTACTGTTTGATATATATCTTCAACTAATGTTGTCAGATTCTTTTTCATTTGTGGTATCCTCATCAGTAGCTGATCTATGGTTTACAAAACTAAGTTTTCTTGTGACAGGATCAAACGACAAAAGTTTAACTCCTAATTTTATTTGTTGCTCAGTTCTTACTTTTGAATTTTTATATCTAACTGTCTCAGGGTTATCTGGATTCAACATTTTCCGTGAAGTTTTTACATCTATTAAAATAAGTTCTCCTTTTTTATCCATTGCAATTATATCGACAGGGCCACTACAACCTGCATTTTTAAATACTTCATAGCCATTATCCCACAACCAGGTTACAGCGTAATACTCTGCGAAGTCACCTTTTCTACTACTAGACTCAGTGTGTTTCACTCCAGTTACCTCCTATTTTATATTCACCATCTAACGGACAGTTAAGGTTATAGTATACCCCAGCAGCACGTATTGCGTCAACCCCTAGCTGACCTAACTGTTCTGCTTCTTCTTCGAGAACTTCTACTTGCCATTCATCGTGTACATTAGCTACGCAATTTGCAAGAAGATTATTTTCTTTAATTAACTCATCAAAGATTATCAAAGCACGTTTCATTACGATAGCTCCTGCACCCTGCAATAAAGAATTAAGTGCTGCATGAGCGCTGCGAATAAATATCTTACGTCCATCTAATCCCTTGATGAACCCGTTCTGTTCAGCTTCTCTCGTAATTCTATTTCTAAAAGTCTTAAGTGTTCCGAAATTAGCAAGAAAAGATTGCTTAACTCGTTTACCTTCTGCTTTGTTTCCTCCAATGACGCTTCCAATTTTAGCATCTCCAGCTCCGTATAAGAAGGCATAGATGAAAGTTTTTGCCTGATTTCTTGATTTAAGACCTGCCCTTTTTTGATTAGCTGTGTGTATATCTCCGTTGATAATGTCATCTGTAAACTCCTCATCATTTAAATAGTGCGCTAACATTCTTAACTCTAGTCCACTTGCATCAATACCTACTAACTTAAACTTGTCTGCTACTGTCCAACAAGACCTACACTCTTTACCGTAGGGTGAAGCCAAGCTAGGAATCTGTGCCATGTTAGGATCTCGATGAGACATACGCCCTGTAATAGTCCCGTTAGTAATAACCGAACCATGTACTCGTGCCGACAACTCAACGCATCCCTCAGAGTTTTCTATGAGGTTCTCAGGTAAAAACGTCAGCCAAGAAGACACTTGTGCAATACGTTTCTGCAGCATTAAATACTTTGCAATCAACGTAGCTTCGGGTATGTTCTTAACCTTGTTTAATATTTTCTCATCAACCTTGGGTTGCCCCGTAGGTGTAAACTCTTTTGGCTTCCAACCAAACTGCTGTAAATATTCACCTATTTGTTGTCTTGAACCTAACTTAAATGGTTCCTCTGTCTCTCTTACAACGGTAGTAGATTGTCCTTTGTTAAATATATCATACTCATCATCAGTCAATCGAGTCTGTTTACCTTTAGTATCAAGACCCATTTTACGTAGCACTCCATCTCCAGTGTGTTGTGGATAAATAACTCGTCTGTCTATTCTAGGTTTAAAGGTTTTGTGTACCTCCTTTTCAGTTAGTTTAATTTCTTTTTCAAACTCTTCGAGTAACTTCTGAGCAAGTGTTATGTCCAACATAAACCCATGTTCACGTTGCTTAGTAATTACTTTATAAGTATCACGCTCAAGGTTAACGCTTTCTGATGTAAAGCCTTTACTCTCACGCTTCAAAGCCTCATAAACTTTTAAGTTTAATTGAACATCGTTAGCACAATACTCCATCATTTCTTCAGAGTATTCATCGTACTTATCGAAGTCTATTTTCTGAAACCCAAGCTTGTATCCCCACGCCTCCAGGCTATGCGATGCTCGTACTGGATTAAATAATCTTGACAGCACCAGTGTATCTACAATCTTTTTGTCAGACAAGTCAACACGATATAGTTTTTTAATCGCAGGTATATCAAACCCAATAATGTTGTGTCCGATTAATTTATCTGCTTGCATTAAGTAAGCAAGACCATTGCAAACATTACTTACATCAAAGTTTTTTTGCTCCTGTGTATCTACATCAATTGTAGATATGCAGAAGATTCTATGTGGGTCAAGCCCATCAGTTTCAATATCAAATACTAAATTCATAGCTCTATCTCTGTATCATCTTGTGGAAATGTCTCGCCCAGTCTACCAGTTTCACGGTCATAAAGCAAGTGTGTTGCCATTCCCACGTCACCTGTATACCTAGACTTCAACACTCTCATGTGTGTTGTATTAGCCTCGTCTGGGTCATCAGATTGTTGGTCACGTTCTAATGCAATAACACAGTCAGATAACTGAGCAATACTTTGTGACCCTCGCAAGTGCGACAAGCTTACCGAGATTCCATTTTCATGACCACGATTACCATCGACTCTGCGTAAGTGGCTTACTAATATAAGACCTGCTCCAGTCTCTTCTACGATACTACGAAGCCTTGTCATAATATTATCTATTGCTCTACGCTCATCGCCATCAGACATTGCAGACACTAGCATATGTAAATGATCTACTACTACCCATTTACATGAGCAACCAATAATCAAAAACCTTAGCTTGCTAAATATCTCATCGATGTCAGTAATACCAAAGTGACTGTGAATCCATACACGGTCTTTGTTCTTACCATCGTACACGTTATCAAAGAACTGGTTTAATTGTTCTTCAGTATACTCTTCTCGAACTTGGTCGATATATAATCGAGCATTAGCTTCAATCGAAAGTATACCGTCTACAGTACGCCGCCAATCTTCCTCCAATGCAATGATACCTACGTTGTCTTCGGTGTTGGTAATAAGCCAATGCTCTATCTCTCGTGTGACAGAAGACTTACCCAGACCTGTACCGCCCGTCAGCGTTACTAATTCACCACGCCTTAATCCATGTAGCTTTTTATTTAAACCTTTCCATGGATAAGGTACGCTGTCTTTTGCTTCTCGATTATTAAACTCTGCTTTCTTTTCGGAAATATTTAGAACGCCTGATGGTGTATAGAGCTTTGCACTCCACCATGTATCCACATAAGATTGCTTACGTCCTGCCTTAAGCATATCGTTAGCATCTTTAAAGTCATCAGGTAATGCAAGAATTTTAGCTTTGCCTGGAGTAAGTAATCTTGCTACTTTTTTGGCGGCTTCTATTCCTGCTTTGTCATTGTCAAAGTTTATAACTACACAGTCAAACTTTTCAAGAAACTCAATAGAGTTTTTGACATCTCCTGCCGCACCAGATTTAACGCTTACTACAGGCCACTTAGAACCTAACATTTCGTAGGCAGCCATCGCATCACATTCACCTTCGACAAGTGTAATAAACTTTCCAGAGTCTCTAAATGTAGATTGACCGAACAGGCCAGTACCCTGTGAGTTTCCTCGCCAAGTAAAATGTTTACCATCTTCTCTAACTTTGTATGCAGTAACCTCAGCCGCTACGCAATACGGATAGAAATGTCGTATTACTTTTCCTTCTTTATTTGTAATACATTTTACATTATATTTTTTTGCTGTGGCTAATGAGATACCACGGTCATTAAGAGCTACGAAGCTCCCTTCAATTTCATTTACGCTATTCATTCGATGTACTTTAATGTCTTCGATGTTACCTCCTTTTTCATAGTTTGAAATTCTAGTGTTACAACTAAAGCAATAAGCCGAACCATCTTCATTGATAGAACAGGCATCACTTGAGCTACATACTGGACACGGCTGATGGAATTTAACAAAAGCCATTCGTACCTCCTGTAATTAAAATTGTGGGGCAGTTTAATGACATACCCCAAAGGTCAACTTTATTTTAAAGTACACCTCCTTCTACGGATTCGTCTAGTAACATTTCATCCGTAAGTTGTTCTCGTATTCGAGTGTTAAAAGTAATCGAGGCTGCCTGAAGCACCGCAATTTGTTTATGTAGTGTTTCAATTTCAGCTTGAAGCTGTACAACCTGGTTAAAGTATGACTTACCTTCATCAATAAATTTATTGGGATCGTAAGTTTTATCTTCATACTTATATGTTACACTCATAACTCATCGACCTCTGCTTCTTCTACAATCGCATCGAACTCATCACCGTCACCTGAGCTATACTGTACTAAGTCAATTACTTGTACTGCTTGTAACTCAAGTCCTTTAAATTGCTGACCGTTGCGATTTATTTCCCAAGGTCTTGCTTGTACTCGTACTTTAGATCCGTTACCTACAAGACAATCTAATTGATTTTTATTTTTATCCATAAGGCTAGGAGCTTTACGCACCATACCGTTTGGGCCATTGACATTACGTTTAATTGTAATAGTCGGGCCTTCTTCCTTATCAAACTTTACATTAAACCCTTCCTTCTTAAGAGTCTGAGCAGTATCATTATCAACTACTAAGTCGATAGAATACTTAGGCTCAAATCGTGTATTGGGTGTAGTAATGTTCGCCCACATTGCAGTACCTTCGTAAACCATATTTAGTTTCTCCTATGTTTTGGTTAAAAAAGATGCGGTTATTGTAGCACAACAGGAAGCCTTTGTCAACCCCTGTCTACTAAATAATTTATAAATTCTGTAATTAAATTGTAGCAATATTCGGTATCGACATATAACTCTTCGTTCTCGATTAAATCCTCCTTATATTTTTTACTTACGAAATTAATAAACAAGGCTTTTGCCCTGTCGTTAGGGCAGGATACGCTTAGAGTTAGTCCAAATATCCTTGCCCATACGTCCTCTGCAATGTACTCAATGTTCTTATTTAAGTCTCGCAGGTTCATGATGTCTTCAGGAAGCTCCATTATTTTTCTCCATAAGTCTGTCAAATTCTAGTGTAGTTAATATATCAATCTCATCGTCATTCAAGATTGTACCTTGTGCCTTCAAGTTCTCAGCTTTTTCCATAGCATTGTCAATCGCTTGGTCGATTGCCCAAGCTACAAATAAATTACTCATGCTGCTACCTCCATAAATTCAGGTGTTGGTCTGTCAGTCCATTTTGCAAAAGACTTTTTGTATTGTACATAATAATTGCGGTATGCGTCAATAGCGTTGTCAGCTTTAACATCGTCAGGCATACACTGTGGCATTTCTGTAAGCCCTTTATTGTGGTCAATGTTTTTAGGTATTAAAGGTAAATAGCGTTGTAGTGTTTGAAATGTTTTATGTTTTTTTGCATTGTGCCAAAAACGATATTCATATTCTAAACACAACCCATACCATAGGTTTGCAAGGTATATGTAATTATCTTCGGATGCTCTTGCCCATACCGCACTCGGATGATTTACAAAGCTTGCTTTATATAAATTATTTTCCAGGCTAGGGCCATCGAGTTTCCAGCGTTTGATTCTACGACCACTACTACTGTCGATGTACTGCTCCCCATCAAGTACACGATGTGCTGTGCTAAGAAGCTGTGCATACTCCACAATCATTTTGCAAACGTGCTTGTCACAGTGCATCTCTGCATTGACCCAAGGGTTCTCGTCTAAATAAAATATGTTCATGATATCTCCTCGTCTTCTACTATAAGTACCGCAAAACCATTTACGATATTATTGTTAGCCGACTCTTTTATTTCTTCTTGAGTAGACTGGTCAATGTTCTTGTCGTAAAAGATACGACATCCAAGACTTTCCAAATGCTCGTTCAAACTGCCTACAAGAAATTCAATATCTTCTAATTGCTTCCAAGACAAATTTTCCAAGCCAATTCTACTCTCTAAAAAAGTGTGGTGTTTTTCCATTGCGTTATCTCCTAAGACCTAAGATTAAGATAAATTTTGCAACGCCCAATGTGTCATATCTTTCTTACCTTCAAGCACATCTTCATAGGTACGTTTGAGTATCCTTAACCTAGCATAGATTTCTTCATCGGTCAAGTCTTTGTTGTCATCAAATAGTATTTGAATAACGTCATACCTAAATTTCTTTAACGGTAGATGTTCTTTCGTTATAAATGTATTTAAGAGCTTCGACATTTTTTGAGTCTCCTCGTAGTTTTGTAATCTATAATTTTCATAGTTACTCTTAGTTTAAAAAAACTATATCGCAAAGGTAGCATTGAGAACCACCAGTTTAAATCCGATAATAATCTTGAAAGTTTCATTAACATTATTTAATCTCCTGTACAAAGTATTATTCAAAGTCTTTTGGGTTATAAGTTTCAACCGTCCAACTAGCATTTTCTACAGGTTCATTTAAAGCTTTTACTACTGCAATAGCTTCGGCTTTAGTTTCTGTATCGGCTTCGATTGCATCCGAATAAAAAGTATACTCTACTCGAACTCTTTTATAATATTTCATAAACATACTACCTCTGCATCTGTTTCAATCCATACCCTTGCACCACATGATAGTGGCTTATCCGGGCTGTATATAATTTTACTTGCACCAAGTATTTCTACCTCGTGTGCATATTTATTAGAAACTACAACTGTCTGTGTGTTTTTCTTGTAAGTCTTAACAGTAATTGCAGGGTCATTTGTACCATGTTTTTTGTTACTGCGTATTTTACCTTGATGTATGTGTATTCGTTTCATTTTGTTACCTATAAAATTATTTAAAGTAAGGGCAGTTTTATGAGATGCCCTAGCTCATACGAGGATTACTTTACTATTTTAAAATCTAATGTGTTATTATCGGCACATTTTTGTATGTATTCCAACACATCAGGTAATATAATAGGCTCTCTGTCAAACTCAAGTTCTATAATTACTTTAGGCATCTTAAGCGGCCTCCAACTGCAACCATTCTCTAACCGCAGTAGTAGCTTGCTCAGTCCTGCGTTGTCCTAATGCAATAACATTCTTAGACTTGGACGGTGCGTGAGTAGCCCAATCCGTAATCGCATTGTATACAGCCCACTGGTTAGCTCCCATGTTAGGGCGGTATCTATTATTATATACATCATACAAATGAGACAGCGTTTTATTCTTAACATTTACAGGCTTGTTATAGTCTGTAATATCTTGTAGCAATACATTCAAATCACCAGTGTAATTTGCTGTGGTTGCAAATGCTTTCGCTACATCATGTCTACCCACTGCTGTATTATACATAGTATGCCAGGTTTCAATTTCATTCTCAAGTATGTCTGCGGTCTTACCAAGCATCCGAATACCTGCATCTATATTAAGTTTGTTAGTGTGTCGTGCTTTGTAAATACTTGCAGGATTATTTATCATAACTTGTGAATTTAAACAAGCCCATTGTTCAAAGCCAAGTGACATAACAAAACTCCAAACACCATTGAAACTTGACAGTGCCATAATTTTAGCGTGACCGCCATCACCGTCAGGAGTTTTAAAGTTTGTATTAGGTAGTGAATATTCTACCAAACACATACCACCATTCGGAGACACCTGTATAGATTCTTTAATATCTGTACAGTCAAGACTTGAACGCTCTAACATATCGCGAGTCTTGTCAATCATATCTGTGTACTGCACAGGCTTGTATCTTTTTCCATGAATACTAATTGGCTCACCAGTATCAGTGCGATAGTAAACATCTTTAGTACCAAAAGTTTGCGTACCGTATTTAGTCTTGAATAATACAGAAGCATGAGCAACTTCAAAGTCAGCAGAACCATAGCCATTGTTTCTAACTGCTTGAATATGTTCATGATTATTGAAAAGCGTTTGCATAATTATTGTCCTCATATTTGTTTTAACTTGTCGGTTTCTTGCACCGACCCAAACAGTATAGCATCACCAGGATTCCTTGTCAAGTCATAACGTGTGTTTACTTTACTGTAATTCCTATTGACAAAGCTTTTAAAATATGTTAGTATTCTAAAATCTTTTAGAGTCTTTAAAGATATAATCATTTATTTTCTTTATATTTTAAAGAGTTCTTTAGAGTTTTTAAAGTATTTTTTAAATCTTTTTTATCTTTAGCTCTTGAATAATCTTTAGAGCTTTTATGTGCATGAGATTTCCGTAATACTTCTGGACTCCCTATTTGTTTTTTCATGTTACCCCCTAATAAAATAAGTCTAATGCTACTATAAAATATTGGCTAAGTGCTACAAGTCCCAATAAAATTACTATAATACACGTTACAATTAACCCAAAGTTTTCTTTAATTACTTGCTCAAGTTCTGGTGAGGGCTTCACGCCATTACAAAAACCTACCCAAAAGTCTTTTACTAAATGTTTTAAATTAATATTCATGTGTTTTCCTTTACAACTTCTACTTTAATGCGGAAAGAAAAAGATTCAGTATTAATCCCCTTCTCCCGTAAATAATCACTAATTATTTCCGACAGTACTACAGTATCGTGTCGGTTAAACTCACAAATTTGTATTGTTTCTGTTTTCATATCACTTCCTCTTCTGAATTAAAATCCAAACCTAATAGTAAACATAATTCTTCATAAGTTTCCTGACCACTTGATGACATACGCTGATACTCCCACCCTAAATCATCTACCATTTTTATTATTTTACTTACTTTTTTAACGGTCAGCTTTACCTGATTGAGTTCAAAAATTGACATTTCCATTACAAAACCTCCGATAATATATGTTGTATTACTGGTACGTTGAACGCATTACCAATCGCCTTATACCTGTGAGTGTTAGCTATTACTTTACCAGTAGTGTCGTACTTTGTATAATCGTCTTTCATACCTTGCAGTCTTTCACATTCCTTGACTGTTAACTTACGCCACTTTAATTCTTCGCAGAATACTTTGGGTTCTCGGTGACCGCCTCCCATCGTAGTAAGTGTAGGGGCTTTACCTGTTCTATGGTAAACTCTTTTAATACTATCAATGCCTTTTATGTCCGCATCTCCTACATGACATAAGCCATCTTTAGAAAATACTAACTGCCTTCGATGTTTCTCAAAATAACTTTTAAGATTACCGCCTTTGAAATAGTTTGCATCAATACAAAAAGATTTATTTCTGTCAGACACAAAGCCGTCTTCAAGTATATCATTCATTACTAATCCTAAATCTTGGGGTTGTCGAATAGGTCTATTACACCAGAATAACCTACGTCTATTCTGAGCTGATACAAGACTAGCATTAATCTCCACAGGTTCTACGCCTAATTCCTGGGATATTATATTCTGATTCTTTTTAGACATCTTAACATTCTCAAGAATAAAAACTACATTAGGACTATGCACTTGTATTTCTCGCAGTATACGCACATATTCAAAAAATAAACTAGAACGTGTACCTTCCTTGAGTCCTGCCTGATGTCCTGCAAATGACAAGTCTTGACATGGTGATCCACCAATAAGTAAATCAATACCATGATGTGAATATATACTATTGTATCCGCTAACGTGTTTTACATCTCCAATTTGCGTTACGTCAGGATAATTTGCCTGTGTTATTTCAATAGCTTTAGGGTCAACCTCACTCGCAAAATATTTCACAGGTATTCCTAAATTATCTAATGCTTGGCGTGTACAAGACACACCGTCAAACAAACTAATTACTCTAATCATTACTCAAGACCTCCTGTATATTCTATACAAAACTTCCCTAACTTAACTATAAAACCTGAGCCAAACTCGGTAAGTGTACCACGCCCCACATACCAACGTGACTGCTCCCTAATGCTTACATCAAGACAAGCATCTTTAAAGTATATTAAAATACCAAGACCTTCGTCTTCGCCATACTCTTTTGCTACTGTTGTAATTCTAAACATTTTATACCTCCCAAACTTTTTGAACGAAACCAGTAGTATCCCCTATTGCATCGCCTTTAGCCCGTAATCCTACGACTACACCTTCAGGGTCTAATGGTCTGAAGTCATGTACATCGCCGTCAATAACTTTAAAACCTTTCCATGTTTCGGGTAATGGTTTGCCCTTTGGTGTATCGAATACCACCGCTACATTACGCCCGGATTTTAATTCATCTAATGCAAGATGCAAATTGTTTTCTTTTAATGAAAACGTCAAATGTAAATTACTTGGTGTCTTGCGGTTAGGCTCGGCTGTGTAGTCATAAAATTCTATATCAGGAAACATTTCCATTAAGGTTTGACCGTCAATTTTTAATGACTCCCAACGAATATCGGACGTAGCGTTTAGTCTAATACCGCATTGCATACCAAGTGAATCAGCTTTGCGTTTTGTCTTGCGTATTTCGTTTACTAAAGTAGCACAAAACAAATCACGCTTAGTAAAAAACATTTTAGTACGCTCCAACCTTGCTCGTATTTTGCCCTCCATGTATGCAGGATTACCTGCGGTGTGTAGACACGCATCAATGCAAGCTGGTGACGCACTAGGACAAACATTCCAAGGCTTGCCGTAGTATTTACCTGCACTGTCGGATGGTGCAAAGTTCATACCCTTACTGAGTACGCCTTGCTTTTGATTCTTTTTAATCTTTGGATTACTATTCTCATCGCCTAGTAATGTACCAAAGTTTATATTAGCAGCTTGTCGCTGTCGTTTTAGTTCTGCGTAATTGCTTATCGGTTGATTTATAATTGATGCTTGCATATTTATTACCTCATAAATGATGGTGATTTGTTCAACGAGGGGAACAGTCTACAGCCTTTCCCAAACGCTGTCAAGTTATAACGTATGTGTATTTAAAATAGCTCCATTTGTAAAGGGTGAGTAAAAGGTCTAGTTATTTCTGTCGAAGGTTTAGTAGCATATTCATATATTATTTCTAAGTCTTCATAAATATGCCCGACTCTATCTTCGCATTTAGATTCAGAATAATGCTGAAATTCTGTTGGCATTAAATATTCACAAATCTTTACCATACAATCGCTTACTAATCCTACACGTTCATTATTATTCCAGGTATTATTTTTATATATACTATTATTTTTATCAATCATTTTACTTCCTTGTAATAGGTTTCTTGCTTTCAAAGTAAAGATTTACAATGCCAAGGTCAAAACAAATATGTTTAAAACCTAACTCTGTAATTTCCGAATTTTGCTCCTCGCAAAAATGTTTAAATTCTATTTCGTGGTATGTTTTATAAATTCTGTCCCACGCTTCTTGTATTTTAATTAATTCTTTTTCGTTAAATTCCATTAGACAATATCCTCCATGTCAATTTCAATTACGTTGTCTTCTATATATTCTAATAGTTCTTCTGGCATTTTATATACTCCTCTACTACGTTACCATTATTATATTCAATGCGTCTATACTTTCTGGAAGGTTGAATCCAAACTAGCTGTCCGTCCTCAGACTCTACCATACTACCTTTAATAATTTCAATAGTATCTGAAACTATTTTAGGTTTGGTCTTAGGGTAGGTAACCCTGCCTAATAAATCTATATTTCTTTTTGCCATACTATTCTTCCTTAATAAACAAACTTTCTAAAATTTCCTCTACTATTCCAACACAATCTTCAAATTTTTCCTGTGCCTCGTCAGTATAACACTCGTCACCGTTATCCATAATTTTAGTAACAGGATCTAATGCAGAATAACGTACCATCGCATCAGCAAGTTCACTATAAAGCTGTATCCATATTTCTGGCGGTAATTTTATTCGCCATTCAATGTTTAAATTATTTATTGCTTCTTGTATGTCTTTGTTCATTATAAATACTCCTATCTAACTTTAACAATTTTACCATCTTGCATAGAAACTTCAGCAAAAAACTCACGACCAATACCTGTAATATGTGGACGATTAGCACCGACCAACACACCATCGCTTAAATATTCAGCACCAAATATAGAAGTTTCTATATAATTCAAAGGCTTGCCGATATTTTCTTTTAATACTTTTTTGCTTGGGTAATTAAAAACCAACATATAAATACTCCTTAATCGTTTCGGTTTCTCAGCGAGGGGAACAGTCTAGCAACCAAACAAACCGCTGTCAACTCATTACGCACCGCTACTCCATACTTTATTTAAGCCCGGCATTATTTACTTATATTTTTAAATGCACCGCTATTCTATACATTATTAATTCCAGGGATTACTTACTTAATACTTTTAAATCACCGAGATTCATTAGCTTGTAAAATCCGGGCATTAAATATTCTAATAAAAAACGAATAAAATTCTAGAATAATAAATATAAAATATAAATAATATTAATACTTATATACTCAAAAAATTTTTGGAGTAGCTCGGAAGGGCTTGGAGTAGCTCGGAAGGGCTTGGAGTAGTGCTAGCAATCAACGAGAGGGCATGAAATAGGCTCATAGCGAGACGCTACGAAATGGACTGGTAGGGTAGCTTAGGGTAGGGATTAAGAATTGCTTAGAAGAGCTATTTCAGGAATTGCGAGAAAAAAAAAGGGGGCATTACGCCCCCTCGAAAATTTCAGAATTTTTGAGTAGTGTTAGCTATTAACTACAATACCCCCTTGTAGCTCAACCATTGCGAAAACGTCCTCAATGGGCTTATCCATCATTTCAGCGATATTTTCTAATTGGCTTAGAGAATACTTTTTGGCTTGCTTGCTTGCGGTAGTTTTAGCTTTTACCTTAGCCGATACCTTTGCAGTTTTTGGCGTTGGCTTTGCAGTAGCTTTGACAGTATCAAAGTTTAATTCGATACGTTCGGCAATCGCTTTGGGTAATGCTTTCGCTTTACCTAGTTTGACGATATCGGCGTTGGTCATATAGCCAATTTCAGACTCCCCAAAATGAGCGAAAAGACTAGCTTTAATACGTCCTCGTAATACGTTCACTTTGACGTTATCGGCTTTGGTTTTACCGACGATTTTTTCGTATTCATTACCGCGTTTTGAAACTACCTTTTCGATTTTGAATTTAACTTTTGCTTGTGTGCAAATTGCTGGTAATAACTTACTACCGACCAAAAATTCGATAGCGTTAATGTTAGCTTTTTTACTAGCCAAAACTTCATATTGTCCAAGTTTTACTGTTTCGTTAGTCATGTTTTTAAATCCTCGTAATTATTAAAAAATTAAAGCTTTCCCCGTAGGGACTTAAAGCTTAATTCAAATTGTTTGAGATTGTCAAATATTTTTTTAAATGCTTGAATTTTCTGGAGTTTTTTTGAGTAAAAGTAACAGCATTTTACTCTAAAACTTTCAATAGTTTCGTGTAAATTTGCCCCTAATATTACTAAAATACTCTAGAATTTTCTGGAGTTTTCCTAGTAAAATCATATACTTGCTGAATTTTCTAGAGTAAGACTAATGCCACGCCAGAGCCACCCCCACCCCCTGGTATATATATACTAAAACCTATACATTTCAAAGACTTTTGAATGTAAAGTAGTTCACCGCTATTCCAGGGCTTTCTAAAAACTACGAAATACGCAAAATATCTTCGTAAGCCTTGATAGCTTTAGCGTGGGATTGTGGTAAAAGTGGAGGATGCGACTCCAGAAGCTCTGAAGTGCTTGCAACGAGGGGAGTTTTGGTCGGGGTTTCAGAGTAACCACGGATTCCAGCTACTCTGGGAGGGTTCATTTCTTCTTTAAAGCCTCTTATACCTGCTACTTCTTTCTTATCGTTGAAAGCAGCGTGGTAATCATTGCGTATAGGAGGTTTTGTTTTTAAATCGTGTGGTGTTTCCATGTATTTTGATCGGGATTCTAGAGTTATACTACATATATGTTTAAGCCTCGGTGGTGTTACCCCACATTATAGGGTCGTATTTTCTATTTGTCAAGCTTTTTTTTCACAAACTACTTGACAGATCCGAAATCCAGCCCTATAATAGACAGCATGAATAATAATAACAAACAATTAACGACTAAACAGCAGAGTTTCCTTGATAACTTGATGCTAACAGGGGGTGATCCTAAAAAGTCTGCGGAGCTTGCAGGTTATTCCAGTCACTGGCAAGTAGTGAAAGCACTCAAATCAGAAATTATAGATATGGCTTCAACTATTCTTGCTCAGTCTGCACCGCAAGCAGCTCAAAAGCTCGTTGACGTAATGGAATCTAACGAACCCATACCACAAGCCAGCATGAGAGTACAGGCAGCACAAACTATCCTAGACCGTGTAGGCTTAGGAAAGAAAGATACGCTCGATGTGAAACATGAAGTTTCAGGAGGAGTCTTTATACTGCCAGCAAAAGAGGAGATAGTCATTGAGGCCGAAGCTCGGTAAAACACCCTTTGGATATAAACCAAGCACAGAAGGCTCCAAGGAACTCGAAGAAGTTCCAGAGGAACTGGAAGCACTGGATAAGATTCAATCACTGTTGGCTGATAAGTCCATATCATTACGAGATGGAGCAGCATGGATTACCTACAAGACAGGGCGTAACATCAGCCATCAAGGATTAAAGAATGTCATCAGAGAACGATATCACAACTCCGAAGGAGCCAGCTCATGATTGGGAATTGTTTCCAGAGAAATATGTTACAGATGCTTCAGGATGTTTTGTACTTAAAAAGGATGGAACGCCTCGTAAAAAGTCTGGCAGAGCAAAGGGTTCAAAAGGCCGAGGATACAACTACAGCTCGGCAACAAAAGCTCGTATGCAAGCCGAGCGTTCTGTTAGAAATAAGCGAAGAAGGGTGGAAGCTGTCGAATCAA